ACACTATTCGTGCCGCAGGGGCTCGTGCAGGTAAAATGTCGTCAGGACAAACTTATGCCTCAGGTCTTGGTGCTATTGTTTCTGGCACAGTTTATTTGGTAGCGGGGCAAGTACTTGAAATTATCTGCGGTCAGTATTTAGATACTGCAATTACTACAGCCGGTTATCATGGACTAGGTGGCGGTGGCGGATCGTTTGTAAAAAATGCCACTACATCTACATTATTGCTTGCCGCTGGCGGCGCAGGTGGCGGCAGTTACTACGCATCTGGTGGTACACCCACTGGGTATGCAGGCGAGAACGGACGTACAGCAACGTCAGGCGGCCCGGGTGCAGTAGCAGCATCGGGCGTTGGCGGAACAGCTGGATCCGGCGGTGGAATATACACTACCCAAACACACATATATAAAGGTGGCGCAGGCGGCGGTTGGACCGGCAATGGTAAAAACGGTGATAATAATCCGCCAACATCTACCCCCGGATCAACATACGGCGGTGGCGGACTCGGGTATGCTAGCGGATTTATTGGTGGAACATACGGAAACTCATGGAGCAATCCGTCAACCTTTGCATCAACTTATGGCGGGTTTGGCGGCGCGGGCGGAGGCAATGGTATTATTAACGGTGGCGCAGGCGGCGGTTATTCGGGCGGTGGCGTTAGCGGCCCAACTTCTAACGCTTATTTGAGTCAAGCAGGCGGCGGGGGATCTTACATTATATCTACTGCAAGTGGTATATCAACTAGCGACGGAAACTATGACGGATCCAGCACATTTAACGGTTCTGCTATCTCAAATCTAGCGGCATTTAACAATGGTTCCGGATATGTAACAATTACACGAGTTTAATAAATATAGCATAAGGACGCAAAAATGGTAGAATTTCCACAAAATCCCACAACAGGGCAACAATGGGTAGCAGAAAATGCTGTTACTTACACATGGCTAGGCGATCGCTGGAGTTCTGCAACAGCAATAGCTAACGGTACAGCGGTACACTATAAAGATGGTGGCCGTGCTAGTACAACAACATTTTTAGACGAATATAACGGCGGAACAGCCTAAGGAAACAACATGACAACTAGAATTAAATTACGTAGAGATACAGCCGCAAATTGGGCAAGTGCAAATCCAGTATTGGCCTTAGGCGAACCCGGTTACGACACAACCAACAACGAATTACGAGTTGGTGATGGCGTCACTGCATGGGCAGGTCTCGCTGCTATTGCTGGCGGTGGCAGCAGTGATGTTGCTAGCGATTGGACAGATGGCCTAAACGACAACGTGTGGCGCATTGCTACAGTATCTGGTAGCAAACAGTTTGACTTTGAAACAGAAGGTTATAAACTGTTTGAATACACTTATACTAGCAGTCAAACTGGAGTAACATCACTAGCTTTGGACGTAGCGGACTATCCCGAAGTGGCTGACATGTGGTGGAACAGTAATACCGAAGAAAATAGTTACACCATCTACAAAGGAAGTGCTACATCCGGCAACGAAATGGAAGCAGGATACGTCTCTTATAGCGACGGTATTTTAACAATTGGCATGGCTAATTACGACTTTAACAATGGCGAAAAATTAACAGTTAAGTACTGGTCAGAAGGTACACGTACTGTTGACATGTATATTAACACTTACGGTTGGTTAATCCCTGACCAAAGCGAAACTGGTACAGTAAACACAGTCACAATTGATGCGGCCGAATATGGCATTACATCTGACTTAGCTAACCTAACCACAAATACCAGCAGACACGCAATTACTTTTAAGAACTGGAGCAGAACATTTAGCCGTAACATTACTGCGGTTGCAGTTGATGGCGACATGTACACCATTACTTTTGATGGCACTCCGTTGGAAATCAAAACCTTATACTTAGAAACTGTTACCACCAAGGCTAGTAACGGCGGAACAGACAGCACAGGTAGTCTAGAGATTCCGTATAGTGCTATTCCTGACTTTGGACTTTATGCTAAGTTTGGTTGGGAAAGCACAAACAACAACAAGTATACCGGCGACACTAACCGCTCTGGTTATCTAACAATCAACGGCGGCTCTCCGGTGGATTTCACTTTCTGGAATGCCAAGAACGATGACAACAAGAACTGGCAACTTGAACTAGCTTCTGCACAAACTTGGAACACTGACGATACAATTGAAGTTCACTGGTATCGTTTCGACAGCAGAATTGAAATTGACGTATACCAACCCAATACTGTTGACAGTAACTGGAACAATGGCTATCGCTGGTTTGACTTTAAAACAGACATGCCCGAATACAATGCTATAAGAAGCAATGGTATCACTGGTGGTAAGGGCACAGTTATGTGCAAGACCTACACTGAAGAAAAAGACTACAGTGAATTTGGACAATGGCAATTTGCCTGGGCCGGTAATGACAACAACGACGACTACGATCCTTACGATCCTTATAGACAGAATCAAATCTGGAATAGCGACTCATCTAACAATCCTTTCTACTACTTCGGCGACGAAGAAGGAATGGTCTACCGCAGCGACTGGCAAATGAACGGCCAGTGGAGCCGCAAGTTGAAAGTTCGTATCATGTACAAATTCGAATTCAACATCACCGGCGAAGAAGATTACGATTGGTGGTGTTAAAGTGATCCAGCATCGCCCTGCTAACACACGGGGCTTTGCTGAATTGCCTGATAGTATAGCCAGTTACCGTACATTTACCTTTGGTACATATCGCGACTGGCGCTACATGAATTACAGCAGTCTTGAAACAATAAATGATGACCGGGTTATGCCCGGTTTTCACACTCCGCAACACATTCACACTAATCGAGAAATATTTGGCTATGTAGTGTCTGGTGCATGTCGTCACACAGATAGTCAAGGTAACATAATTGATATACCCGCTGGTGCAGTACAACGTATCTGTGCCGGATCCGGACTAAAGCACACAGAAGGCAATGCCACAGACCATCCCATACGCTACTTACAACTATGGATACGTTCAGAAAAGAAAAACTACACACCGAGATGGGATTGGCATCAGTTTACTAGAGCAGATAAGTTAAACCAATTCTGCAACATTACAGCACGCCTGCCAATTAATGCTGATGCACAATTACTTGCTGGTATTTTTACAAAATCCTTTAACTACGCACTTAATGCTAGACGTAAGTACTATGCCTATGCGGTCACTGGTACTGGCAACATAAATGGGCACAACTTTATCGAAGGCGACGGGTTTTCTTTCGAACAGGAATCGCAAATCAACATTACCGTAACCCAAGAATCTGAGATAATACTATTTGATTTGCGTTAACTAATCCTGTATAATAACACGATGTTAACAACGATTCAAGACGCAGTAAAACAACTTCTACCCTCTAAACGAAAAACAAGTTCTAGCGGCTGGATTAGTTTTAATGGTGTATGTTGTCACCATAATGGCGAAAGTGCAGACACCCGTGGCAGAGGTGGTCTAGTCACTAACCCAGATGGCGGTGTAAGTTATCATTGCTTTAACTGTAACTTCAAAGCCAATTACACGCCGGGACGACATCTTAATTATAAGTTTCGAAAACTACTCAGTTGGCTAGGTGCTAGCGAGAACGAAGTAAAACGTTTGGTAATTGATGCACTAAGAGTCAAAGAACTGGTTGCACCCGAACAGTTAGAAAAAGCCGAACGAGAAGAAGTTTCTTTTAAACCGCGTCCATTGCCAGAAGATGCAGTTAGTTTCGCACAATGGAAAACCTTCCTGACATTGCAAGACGAGGACGAGCCGGTGCATCCGCAGTTCGTTAAGGCATTTAATTACATCTACGAACGCAAGATAGACTTTAACAAGTACGATTTTCTCACAACCGAAGAAGAAGCATACAATCTACACAAGCGTGTGATAATTCCCTTTAAATGGAAAGGCGAGACAATTGGATACACAGCAAGAACCTGGGAAGACGGAGTCAAGCCCAAGTACCATAACAGTCATGAGCCTAATTTTGTGTTTAATATGGATATGCAAACTCATGATAGGAAGTTTGTTATTGTCACAGAAGGTCCGTTTGATGCGATGGCAATTGACGGCGTGGCTGTTCTGTCTAACGAGTGCAACGAGATCCAAGCAGATATTATCGACAGTCTTGGACGTGAGGTCATTGTAGTTCCGGACTTTGACTTGAAAGAAGTCAAGGGCAAACAAGTATGGGCCGGGGAACAACTGATTAACCAAGCATTAGAGTACGGCTGGTCTGTGAGTTTTCCTGTATGGCAAGAACGAGTTAAAGATGTCTCGGCCGCAGTCCAATCATACGGTAGACTGTTTACACTAAAAAGCATACTAGAGGGCAAGCAATCGAACCGCTTAAAAATTGAGTTGATGAAGCGACAGATAATTAATACACTATGAGCACAAAAGATTATAATAACGATATCCAGAAGTTGTTTCTGGAGATGATGCTACAAGACGCACAGAGTTTTGTACGTGTTGCTAACATTTACAACCCCGATAACTTTGATCGTAGCCTACGTGCCGCGGCAGAGTTTATCAAGACACACAGCAATGACTACAAGTTGTTGCCCACAGCAGATCAGATTAAAGCAGTTACAGGTGTAGAACTTAAACCATTGCCAGATCTGGGCGAAGGACACACTGAGTGGTTTTTAAATGAGTTTGAAAACTTTACCAAGAAGCAAGAACTAGAACGTGCTATTCTTAAAGCAGCCGACATGCTGGAGAAGGGCGAGTTTGATCCTGTGGAAAAACTAATCAAAGACGCAGTACAGATCAGTTTACAAAAAGATCTAGGTACAGACTACTTTGCTAATCCTGCAGAGCGTATTAACAAATACTTCAGCAGTGGCGGACAAGTAAGCACAGGTTGGCCACAACTAGACAGGTTGTTGTATGGCGGATTCAGTCGCGGTGAACTAAACATCTTTGCAGGTGGCTCGGGTTCGGGTAAGTCGCTGGTCATGATGAACATTGCACTGAGTTGGTTGCAGATGGGACTAAGCGGTGTTTACATATCGTTGGAACTTTCTGAAGAATTGTGTAGTTTGCGTACTGACGCCATGTTAACAGCAACAGGCACAAAAGACATTCGCAAGGATGTAGATAACACAGCCTTAAAAGTCAGCATGGTGGGCAAGAAAGCAGGTTCATATCGTGTTAAAGCATTGCCTGCACAAAGCAACGTGAACGACATTAGATCGTTTATCAAAGAGTATCAAATTCAAACAGGACACCGAGTTGACTTTGTTATGGTTGACTACTTAGACTTGATTATTCCAGTGAGTGCAAAGGTTAGTCCCAATGACTTGTTTGTTAAGGACAAGTATGTGAGTGAAGAATTGCGTAACTTGGCAAAAGAACTGGGCGTGTTATTTGTCACCGCATCGCAGTTAAACCGTAGTGCTGTTGAAGAAGTGGAATTTGACCACTCGCACATTTCAGGTGGTATCTCTAAGATTAACACAGCAGATAACGTGTTTGGTATCTTTACAAGCCGTGCCATGAAAGAGCGTGGCAAATATCAAATCCAGTGTATGAAGTCGCGTTCTAGTACAGGTGTTGGACAAAAGATTGATCTTGAATACAACATTGAAACAATGCGTATTACTGATCCTGGAGTTGATTCTAGCACAGA